AATACTTTTGCAATATCTCTCACATTTACAAGAGATTCTGTTATTACAACGCTTTCATCTTCAAATAAATCAACTCTAAAATAGTCGCTTTCAAGTCTGTAAACATCATTTGAAGTAAATATGTTATCAGTTAAAGTCAATTGCGTATCACTATCAATAGCAGAAACAAAAGCAAACTCATTTGTGAATATATTAGTTACTAAATCTCCAACTTCTGCTGTTGTATTAAATGAAGCAGTTGAATCAATGAGCTTATCTGTTGCAGTTGAACTTGCAGCACCATCAATTCTTTTATACCCTTTTATATATAGCTCAATTATTTGCATTAACGTATGTTGTTTATTGTATCAAAAGCGTATTCAACTTCTATTGTATAGTTGATTAGCTTATCATTAAGAACTGTTTTATAAGAGAAACTTCCTTTGCTTAATTTGATTGGAAGAGTTTTATTTTCAATCTCAATCCAGCAATCTTCAGAAAGTTGCAATTGTTTGAAAACCTCATTGTATTCCTCTGGATAAAAGCCAGTGTTTAAAGTTAGCTTTTCGCTTCCATTTTTAGTTAAGATTTTCTGTTGATGTCTGCTTATATTATAAGCTCCATTTACAATAATATTTCTCTTGAATGATTCCTCTTTTGTTGTTAGAGTTTCACTTGATCTCTTAAAAAACCATATATCTTGAAGAGCTCCAAATTTATTTACAAAAGTAATTTTATAAGGTTGATATTTACACTCCTGGATATTATCAACTGTTAGCTTTATAACTCCATCATCTGTATCAATATAAATAGTATCAAAATCAAATAAAGTGAAATCATCTACAAACTCTTGCAAACATGAACTGTCCTCAAAAGTTCCTCCATCTTGCAAAACTCTGTCTTGAAATTCATCTGCACCATTTATTCCATTAGTTACGTATTCAATCTGCTCATCACTTTCTAAGCTACTGCTTATTGCTTTAGTATATACCAGCTCTCCATTAAGCTCATAAGTTACTTGATTTGCTGTTGATGTATCAACTGGAATAGTTGCTGGAGCATCATCAAGTTTAACAACAATATTATTGCTCTGTAAAAGTCCAGAATCATTCTGCGGATTGGCTTCATCTTCAAAATAACCGAATCCATCAAAAGCTACTTTTTGAGTATAGCTTGTATAACTTCCTTGACTTCCTTGTATATAATTTCTTGTTCTATAATCAACCCAAACATTCTCTGTTGAGTAATCTCCATCAAAAGTATGAAGCAAGTAATCTCTTATTATTTCACTAATCTCGAAAGTTACATTTTGTTGAATTGCAAAAGATGTAAGATCAAACTTGTTGCTTCTGTCTGTTGTTTGCTCTCCAGTATATACCCACAGCTCCATATCTACTTGAGTTAAATTAGTTGCAGATATATTCACGTAATATGGACTTCTTGCATTAATCTTTGACATTTATTTCTCTTTTAAATTTATTTGTATCTGTTTTTCTATTCCTATTGAATAAGCTTTTACAAGATCATCTGGAAGTCTTTTGAATGCTCTTTCAAATGGTTTTGTAAAAAACATACTTGCCTTTATTCCAGTGCTGTAAACGCTTCTTGTTATAATGAAAGAAGTTTGCTCATAACTCAAAAATCTTCCTTTCTTATCTCTGAACTGTATCCCTCTTCTCCTTACCCACTTATCAATGCCTTTAGTCAATCCACCTTTCTTTCCAGTCTTTCTACCAAACTTATATGGACTGTTTGGAGCTTTAGAGCTTTTATCTTTTCCTTGAACACCCTTATCTACAAAATCTCCGTAGTCAGCCATTTTAAAAGCCATAGACGTTTCTTTTGCACTTTGGGATACCTCATACCCTAAACTATTGTATAGCTCCTTAGATGCGTTCTTTTTGCCTTTAGTTAAGTTGCTTCTTGATTGCTGAATAACATACTTTGCAAACTTATTCAATTCATCTCTTAAGTATTTCTCTGCTAACATATATCAATATCATTCCTCACAAAGACATCAAATGTTGCTGCCCAACCAGCAAGACGATTTTCAAAACGCTCGTAGAATGGCTCAAGATTTGCATCTCCATCCAGTTGGTATTGATCCGAATAAAGAACTCCTTTTCTCAAAACCATTACCAGCTTATTAAGAACTGCAAGTTGAGTATTCAAAATATCTTGTTCATTATTGTTACCTCTGAATATATCACTTGTTTCCTCTTTGCTTTCATCTACTATATCCATTGCAAGAATACTTACGTTGAACGTTAGCGTTTGCTCTTGTGTGCTTACGTTGTTTATGATTATGTGGCACAAAGGAAAGATACTCTGCTTTGATAAATCAATGTCATAAATATCTCCAGTGGTTACTGTATTTACATTGACATCATTTAGAAGCTGGTTTTTGATTGCTTCTGTTAATAGATAAAATCCTCTTACTCCTGTATTGCTCATTTAAATTTACTTTTTATTTGTCTGGCTTCCAACTCATTCTTTTCTTTAGAGAAAGTCAAAAATGTTAAACATTCATGCACGTTCAATTTAGTGATATGTTCAAATTTTGTAATATCTCCGTTAGCGATTGCAAAGATGGAGTTGTACCATCCCCACTTTCTTGTGAAATTAGATACTCCGCTAAAATCTGCTCGTTCTTCTTGTCCAAAGAGTTGATCATAACTGTAGACAAGTCCCTCCCTAAATTGTAAAAAAAAACCACAGCACCAAGCACTGCATCCAAAGGAAACTCTTTTGCAATCTCAAAACTATCTGGATTGTATTCTTTTATAAAATATCTGTTTCCTCTCTTCATCTCCATTGGTCTAAAGAGAACGTTTACTGCTCTGTGCAGATTATCATTATCTCCAATAAAAGTATCCAAGTCAATATACTCTCCAAAAGTCATATCTTCCAGTGATGGAATAAATCCATACTCTTGTCCATTTAATTTGAAGCTATTAATGAGCTGGTGCTTAGTATCGAACATGTTGTTTATGATTTCAGATATCTCTGCAATATCAGTCGCTCTCATTCCTCTCACTGCTTCCTTTGGCACATTGCAGAAGATTTCAACTGCTTTCAACTGGAGCTCTGCTTCTGGAAGCTCACTCAATTTAGTAAACTCTTGATACTGTCCGAGAGTTATCTCATTTAAGGAAGTTGGTATTGTAATTTTGTAATTCATATTCTTGTGCTTATTAATATATAAACAATTTAATAATTTTTTAGTGATTAATGGACAGCATATTTACCAAAGTTCGGTCTGCTTAATAATGAGTAAGTTGCGTATCTGACTGCATCAATGATATGGTTGTTCTTATCCACTGGTTTATTTGTTAGCTTTCCACTTCTGTCCTCTTGCCATTTATAGTTTCTAAACTCCTGGATTGCATTGTCGCTATCCTTAGTGATATGTATCTTAAATCTCTTTAATAAATCAATACCAGCATTTACAGAATCTCTACCTTTTAAGCTTGGTTGGATATTGTGACCCATTCTCCTCAATTCATCAATCAATCGTGGCTCTGCTGAATCAAAAAAGATAGTATTCCTACCAACTCCCACTTGTTTAAAATGGTCGCTTAAATCCTTTGTTGTCATCATTGTTCTGTAAAGATGCTCTTGGATATATAGATTGTAATCTTTCTTATATACAGATACTAAAGTGCTTGGATCATTTGTATATCCAGCGTCAGCTCCAAAGCTCACAAACTCTGCATCATCTGGAATCTTATCAGTTTCATAATACTTGAAGATAGTTGCTTTACTGATTCCTCTCTGTCCAAGTCCGTATATTTGCCAGTATTGTTCATCTGTTTCTCTTAAACGCTCAATCTCCTCAACAATGCTCTGCTCCAGGAATGGATTGTCTAAATAAGTTGTTCGATAAAAGTCAGCATCATCTCTTGGAATAACCTTGTCATATATCCAGTGATATTCATCAGATGGATTGTAATCAATTATGATTTTCTCTTGCGTTCTGAATACTAACTGTTGCCAATCTTCATAATCAAGCTCGTTAGCTTCATTAATAAACAAGATATCTCTTTTCCGACCTCTTATCTTTTGCGGTTGATCTACAGAAATAAATTCAATGAGATTTCCATTGAGCTTGTATTCACTATTTGATTTGTTGTGATTCTCCTCTCTATATAGTCCATACTGCTTTAATATAGTCAAGAAATCACGCATTACAGTAGCTCTAACGCTTGGAAAAGTCTTTCTGCAAATAGTCAGTGTTCTTCCTTTTGAAGTTAAGCAATAGTCAAAAACAAGGAAGAGTAAAACATTCCAAGTCTTTCCACTTCTTGTTCCACCCTCGTGTATTGCTATCTTGCCAGTGCTGTTCTGCAAATGGCGGTAGACAATGTTAGTCTGTATCTTTGATCTTATCAATTATCTCAATTTTAAAATCAGTAGGCATTCCATCAGCTCCAGTTATTTCTTGTCTTTCAACGTATCCTCTTTTCTTTCCTTTGCTCTTTAAGTAGAATATCATCTCTGCTGTCTTTCCCTCTTTAATATTCTCAAACAATTTACTCTCAACAAAGTCAAGAGCTATTTCCTGGATATCATTTACTTTTTGAGCAAACTCTGGATCATCTTTTAACCATCCATAAAAAGTTGTTCTTCCTACTCCAACTTTCTTACATGCAGTTGTTACCACGCCCAGAGATTTCTCCAGTGCTTCAATTATTGCTTTTTTATGTTGTTCAGTTTTGTTCATAACTTTTTTATATTGTATCCTTATTTTTTGTAACTTTATATTAATGTTTTCATTCTATTCACATGCGGTGGTAGTTTAAAAGTAAAATACTTGGCATCCAGTCAAGAGATGGCGTTCATATCGACCTCACCGCTCTAAGTT